GGTTCAGCAATAAAAGTGCAACCGCTAATTTTTGATTTGTAATTTTTTGTGGTGTTGTAGTAAACGTTGTTTACATAGTCGAATGTTGCAATTTGTTCATAGCAAATTGCCGATGAATCCACTTTTGTAAAACTACAATTAAGCACTGAAGTGTTTGATGTGTTTTTAAACACAATGGCAGTTCTAAAATCAAAAATTCCAGCACCAGGCACATTGTGTCGCACGTTTTCACCAATAAAGGTGAGGCCTTGAATTGTCACATTTTGCGTAGCTGCTGCGACATTGCTATCAGGTGTTCCAATAAACACTGGTGGGTAAGACAATGCGTATGTTGAAATGTCGGTGTTAAATCTACGAATAAAGGCTTTGTTGCCAACTAAATTGATGTTGCTTGCTGTGACCTTAACGCCCCATCGGTCATTGCTTCCAATATTTCGAGCAATAAGATAAGTTCCTTCTGGAAAAAACACAGTGCCACCAGTGACAGCAAGACTGTTGATTGCTGCTTGAATGGCAACTGTGTCATTGGCAACCCCATTGCCAACCGCACCAAAATCTTTGACGTTGGCATACGCCCCGTCAATCATCGAATAAGTAACTTTTGTCAGTGCCATGTTTATTCCTTAAGCTGCAATGTAGCAACCGGACAACACAAGAATGTTGGCTGGATTTCCAGTAGACAATTCAGTTGCATTAAGTTCACTCCAGTTCGAGCCAACTGGACTTATGATGTAGGTCAAATACATCGTACTTGCACCACTAGGAACATAAGCGCCCATAGGTCTTACATTTGCATATAAGCTGGAATAACTAACGCTCATGCTTGCAATTCCTTGGGCTTGTGTAGCCGCTGTATATGGCAAACCTGAGATAAGCATTTGGCCTGTTGCACCAGTAATATCTGCCGCAGAAGTTCTCAATGACAGCGTGATGTAAACCAAACTGCCAACTTTGCGATACTGTCCAAGCTGGATGGAGTGAGTTACGCTTGCGTATGCACCAGCACTGGTGGTGTAAGCAGGAGTCCAAGTACCTTCTTCATAATCAGCCAACAACTCGCTGGTCATGCCTGCTGGGTGAGATGTAATCGAAAAGTCAATGCCTTTCCCAGATGTTCCAATTATTAGGTTGCCTGTGGATAGAGATACATCGCCAACCAAAGTCGGGGCTGTTGCAAGCACGTTGTTGCCAGTTCCTGTATTGGTGACGCTGACGATCTCTTTGCTTGCGTTCAGTGCCAGCGCAGTAGATGCGGTTAAACCCGACAGGGTGCTTGTACCTGAAACAGATAAATTCACGCCATTCAAGTCTGCTCCACCCTCAACTCTTTGCCAGACTGATCCATTGAATGCAGCCCAATCACCAACACCCCAATTACTAATACCATTTAGAGTTGTACTGCCAGCAGTACCTACAACGTAATAATCACCCTTTGTGCCTACGCTAGAAGCTAGAGCAGGGCTGTTTGCATTGGCGTCCCATGTGCCTTTGTAGTTCAAAGCACCGAGGGCGTTGGTGATGGACGAGACGGTTTTTAACATTTTTGACTCCTTAACTCAGGACAAATTCAATGATAGATGTGATTGGTGGCGCTTGACTGAATGTCACATTCCCAGACGATACAGTATATGTATTTTGGTTTTGATATACGCCATTGATATAGATTGCAGACGGGGTAAAAGACACCGCAAAGATTGTTGTCGTTCCATCACCTGTCGCATTAAAGGCAATTGAACCAGAGCCAGCATTATTATTAAATGATGTGTAAACCACGCTACCTTTGCTGTCCAGCACTTGAATGCTGTAATCGTTTCCAGCATAAAAACGAGATGGTGTGCCTTGGTAGCTTGGGTAGCCGTTTAATGTGCGAATGGGTTGGACAGCAGGAATCGTTAGAGCAGCATCCCAATAGACGCTAATCGGATTGACTTGTGGGTTTAGATTGACAGTGCCAATCCAAATATAACCATTTTCCAATGGCTGTCCGTCAGTTCCAGCAAATGCTGGATACGGTGCTTGAATTGAGAGTGCGGACATTTATTGGTTCTCCTGGTCGAATTGTCGCTCAAGGTTGCACTTGTGGCAATGCATTGAGGGCTTCATTGATCTTGGCCTTGGTGCGACCTTCTTGTCGCATTTTAATGATCTGACGTATGCCAGATGCCACCGGCAATGGTAGGCCAGTTAATGCACCTGTCGCGCCTGCTTCTGCCATTGCTGCCAAAAGAGTTCCTGCTGTTCCTGAGCTGTTCACCAACGTGCCTGGTGGCACTGTGGTGACGTAGCGCACAACATCATCAAGGTCGCGCACAATCTGTGCGTTTTTCTTGCCAAGGATGACATCGAGTCGGCCATTGGCATCAAGTGCTTGCACAGACTGGTGTAGCTTGGCTGGGGAGATCAAAGGACGGTCTTGCGAGTCCATGCCCATGCCTTTTGTCGCCTCATCTCTGAGGTGGCGCACAGTGGCTCCTTGCAACTCTTTGAAGGCTTGCTGTCCATCGTTTCCGCTTGTCAAAAGAACACGCTTCAGAAAAGTAATTTCCTCTGGTGACGAGTTCAAAATGGACTTGCGGAAAACTTGATCGGCTGCAACCTGTGGGTCTTCCATGCCTTTGCGGTTTTTGATAAGTCGAGCAACAATGGCGCGATTTTCAAACTTGCGTGCCTGTTCAAGGCGAATTTGACGGGCCTTTTTGTAGAGATCACCACCAAGTCCTTCTGTCTCAACATCAAAAGCTCGTTTGAGGCTTCCACCATGAAACTGATCTGCACCTTCAAAACCAGCACGCTGGAATGTCTGGCGCAGGCTTTCAGCTTGGCGTAAGGTGATAGGCTGGGCCACAAGCCTGCCATTTGCATCTGGGACTGCCGCACCGATTGCAATGGCTTTCTGTTGTGCTGCCTTGAGTATCGGAGCCAAGTCGCCTTCTGGGATGTTCTCGTTGATGTAGTCCACCACGGTGTTGAGAGTGACGTTGTTCTCCAGCTCGCCAGCTTTCTCGGCTGCTTTGTAGGCTGCGCGAGTTCTGTTCTTGGCTGCTGTTAGGCCTTCTGTCAATGATTTGACGACTGCGCCTCCTGTGCTGGATAAGTCCATGAGTTGGGCATCTGTCATTTCAGCCAAAGCGTCAAAGTTCTGCAAGGCTTGCAGATTGTTTTCCTCAGCACGTTGGCGCAGTGGTCCACCAAGATCACTCTTGATCTGTTCTTTTTCAAAGGCAAGTTGCTGGGCATCTCTGGTGGCTGCACCTTTTGTCAGAGTGACTGGTACTGGCAGACTTTCGGCAGTAGTGGTTCGACGCAAAGCCTCTGGGGTTGCTGCTGCACCAGCTGAGACACGTGCACCGGTTTGCGCTGGTGCTGGTGCTACTTCCATACCAAGAGTCTCACGAACGGCTGTTGTGGCCGCTTGTACAGGCTTTGCAATGGCTTGTCCTGTTGCGGTGGCTACCCGACGACCTGCTGCGCCTGCAATCTGACCTGCTGCACCAACGGTTGGGACTGCTGTTCGTGCGGCTTGCATAACAGCGCCTGGGGCTGCGATTGCAGGCAAAACTGGTGGCAAGACGTTGGCTAATACTTGACCAACGGCCTGCACCTGCTCTTGGCCAGCTTGAGTGCGTGGCTGGTATGTAAGCGCTTGTGCACCTTCAGCTGCGGCCTTCTCGACCGCACGCATGGCTTCTGGTGTGCCAAAGTTTCCTGACAGAATTTGCTGTGATAAGCCTTGCAGCGTTCCAGCCAATGTTCCAAGTGTTCCACCGACTGCGCCAGTTCCTAATGTCAGGGCTGTTTCTCCAGCACCGACAATTTGTTGGCCAATGCTAGGCTGTGCTGGTGGTTGTGCAATCTGTTGTTGCGTGACTGCTGTAGTTTCTTCTGCCTTGGCAAGCTGGTATGCCTGTGCCACGGTGTCAAACTCAGGAGTTCCGCGCTTGGCGGAATTCTTGACGATCCATGCTGCGTATTCGTCGGCTGTTGCCATTTATTGACCTCCGCGCAGGATTGCGTCAGCCTGTGATCGAATATTTGCAGGTGCAGCCGCTGCTGCAGCCGCTGGAACTTGTGCTTGATTAGTTGGAATCTGAGAAACAAGTTGCTGGCGTCTGTCTTCTGCCATCTGCTCTGGTGAGCGATATTTTTTCGACACATCTCCAACGATTCGTTGCGCAAAGTCGTTGAATGTCTCACCAGGCTTGGTTGCATAGTCACCAGCAACAAATGTGTTCTTGGCACGTGTGAGCGTTCCGTTGTTCTGGGCAAGCCAGTCAGTCTTCGCATTGTTGATGGATGCATCAACGTCTTGCAGTTTGGCCATACCACGCAAGAAGCTGGACAAGTCACCAGCAGATGCGTTGTCGCTTGGGAATCCTTTTAGAGCCATTGCAATGTCTTTGTCGGTGGCTGGGCCTGGTGGCAAGGACTTGATGGCCGCTGTGTTGCGAAGGCGTGTGTATTCTTGACGCAGTTGCGTCATGCCGCCTTGGAAACCTGCGCCCTTTTTCAAGAAGTCTGAGGCACTTGAGAACACACCATAACCACCACCAGCCTCATCAAGTCGCTTTGCCAAGTCATTAAACTGCTGGGCTGATTGCTTAGAGGTTGCTGATAGGGTCGCAGACTCGTTGATCAGCTTGCGAGTGTCTGCTGGAATGTCATTCAACTTGCTCTGAATGCTAGACATTTTTTCAGCAACATCTGCCGCTGTTTTTTGAGTGTCAAGATTCAAACGTGCAGAACGATCACCAATTTGGCTGCGCAGATTGTTGATGTCCCAGTTGGTCTTGTTCAGGCCTGCAATTTCAACTTTTTCTGCATATTGGGCTTGCACTTTCGCTTTTTGAGCGTCTGCCACCGCTTTGTCTGCATCTGCTTTTGCTCTTTCTGCTGCATTGGCGGCTGTGGCCTGAGCAGTAGTTGCGTCTGCCACAGCTTTGTCAGCTTTAGCAATGGCCTCATTCAATTCTGCTGGTGCTTTGGCTTGCGCCCTGAGTTCACCACCAAGTTTGACTGCGCTTTCAATTACCTTGTCGCCACCTGGCATCTGAGAGATAGTGAAGCCAAAGTAGTCCTCGGTGGCCTTTGGATTTTCTTTGGCCACATTTCGCCAAGTCTCCAAGAATTTTGCACCTTCCTCGTCGCCACTATTGCGCTTGCCTTCGATCTGACGATCAAGCAGGCTGATAGCGATCTCTGGTTGTCCTGATCTAAAGGCAGAGAAAACTTGGCCAGATTGTTGCAATGCTGCATTCTGACGTTCACCTGACAACATATTAAAACTCTCGCGCACAGACTTTGCCTGTGTTTCTGGCAAGACCATTGCAAGATTGGCGTAATCAGCTGCGGTTGCATTTGGTTGGCGCAACTTTGCAAAGCCTTCTTGAATCAGCTTTTGGTTGGCCAATTGCTGTTGCTGTTGCTCTTGCTTAAGCCTTGACTCCTGAATGCTTGCACCTGTTTGGAAAGCGCTCAGGAATGACTGCGTTGGGTCTTGTATTTGAACCCCATAGTTAATAGGTTGCATCAGAATTTACCTCCGAGACCACTAAATAAACCGAGGCCACCAGATATTGCTGCTGGGATTGCACCAAATGCTTTGCCTTGAGCGATCTCAGCGCCAGCTAGTGCTGCGCCTTGTTGTCCGAGTAGGTTGGCCACGTTTGCTCCAGTTGTTTGCGCTGCTGCACCTGTACCGGCTGCTGATGCTTGTCCAAGATTTGCAATGTTTTGCGTAGTTGTCTGTCCTAGTGCTGTCATGCCACCTAATCGGCCATATTGCTGATCAATCAGACTGGACAGCAATGCTGGCCTAAACTGTGCCAATGCACCTTGGATGTTGCCACCACGAAGTCCACCAGTGGCCGATGCACGTTGCAAAAGAGCTTCCTCACCTTGTCCAGCAAGTGCTTTGAATGTTTCTCCGCCTCTAATACGCTCAATGGCAGCACGCTCGGCCTCAGGCCCACGAAGGCCAAGCAGTGCTTGCTGTTCCTCAAGTGCTGGCGCTCCTGCTGCTGCAAATGGCGAAAGGCCTCCAAGTGCTTTTTCTCCTGCCATAGAGTACGGCTTGAGCAGTTCCTGAACTTTATCAAATTGCCTGCGTTGTTCTTCAATTCCAGCTTGTGCAGAACCTGCTTGTGTGGCTGCTGCACTTTCTGCTGCATCTGCTTGGGCCATGCCAGAGATAAGTGTTGCACCACCAACGGCAATGCCTGCTAGTGCTGCTCCTGATAATCCAAATGTCATTTTGATTCCTCCAATTGCGCTGTCTGTGCAGTTTCAAGAGCTGTCGCTGGCGCTGGAATAGTGAACATATCCCACAGCGCTTGTGGGTCTTGCTCGTTGCTTGGGTTTGCGTGAAATGTTGTGACTTCGACTTCAGTCAAAGCAATGCCAGCACGCTTGGTGCCGATCTTAGAGACGCTCATGTCGCCTGGTCTAAGGGTGCGTGGTCCGTTGTCTGTGCTGACAATCAATTCGCCTTTGCGCACCAAGAAAAACGATTCTTCTTTGTGAACTGCACCAGTCAAAACGGTGCCAGCAGGAATGTGCATTGTCCGAGCATACAAGCCATTGCAGAAGTCGTGATCGACAGGCATGTCCACTTGAGGCAGCTTGAGCAGCTCGGCCTCTAGTTGATAGATTGGCAGGTGCTCTGCTGGCACGCCAACTTTGACTTCCTGAACCGCAACATGACTCATCGAAAACTCCTATGCAGGGGCTTGTGAGCTACTGGCGGCTCGAACGGCTCAGTGCTTACTATTTTCCCACATTTTGGCATTTGGTCAATCTTCCATTTTAAATTCACGTTCTTCCCATGCCTGGCAGACGCGCAGATCGTGGCAGATGAACTCGAATTTGGTGCAGTAACCACGAAAACCAGCATCGGTATCCCAGTCGTTGCGCGGAATGCGCTCCATCTTGGCCTGTGTCATGGTGCTGTTGTCGTAGTACTCGCAGTTCGAGCAGCGACGACGACGAGCCTCTTTTTCGTCCACTTGCATGGCCTTGCCCACAGCAATCCAGTAGGTTTTGTTGGCTGTTGGCTCGTTGCTTGGATTTTCAGGGCCAAGCATCCAGTCGTCAATGGCGATCTGGGTGTTCTTCTTGTTCTCGGCTGTGTTGATGAATTCTTCTTCCATCGGCAAGCCATTAAAGCCTCGTGGAATAACCATAAATTCTTTCATTTCTAGCTCCTTATGAAATTTCTCGGCCAGATGCTCGGATGGTCAGGGATGTTGCCGCCCCTGCAATCGTGGAAATAAACCCACCAACGTCTAATGCCTGACCTACCAACTCTGGGCAAGTGTAGGTCTCATCTGGCACGATGGTTCTAGTGTCAATAATCAGGTTTGATGCACCTGCTGTGCCGCCAGTTGTGACTAAGTTGCAACTGAAAGTCACATTATTGGCACTGGTATTGGTCACCGTAAACTTGTCAATAATTGCCTTGACATTTGTTGCGGTGTATTGGGTGGTTTGGCTGTTCTCTGCCTGTTTTGCAGGGATTAGCACTTTTACTGTAACTGTCATTGGAAACCTCCGATGTTGTTGTTGACTGTGAGAATTATGGATGGAATGCCTGGGTGAGGTGCAGCCGCAGCAAAAGCAGCAAGTTCAACAGAAAGATCGCTAACCGAGAACATCAACTCAACATAGTCATTGGCCTTGAGGTCAAAAAAGTAATTCAGCGATGAGAAAATTTCAGCGTTGTTTCCCTGAATCCTGATCTGACTTGCGCTGTCTGGCACATCCACACCATTAAGCCTAAACCAAAAATAAAACTCACCAGTTCCTCCTGCGGTTTTGTCCAGTTGGAATGAGGTATCAAAGTTGTAGATGCCCTCGCTGTCCACAATGATGCGAGAGGTGGGAGAACCAAGATAAACGCCATTACTCAGATCGGTGTTGTTGAACGTGATGGCCTTGGCTGTGTTGATTGTGGTAGCTGTCTGAGTGGTAGTGTCGTAAAACGAACCATATCTTGCCCTTTTGAACTCCCGTGGCGGTGGGGTCATCTGCAAACCCTCAACCGCTTTATTCAGTTTGTCCACCAATGCTAAAGCCTGATTTGCCTTGCTTTCAGCTAATGCCACACTCACCGCAGTTTCTTGCGCCAACAGTGCAATCCTATCAAGTGCATCCTGTGCCTTTGCGCTTAATGCCGCATCTTCTACCGCAGTATTTTGCGAAAGTGCTTGAATCTGAGCCAGTGCATCATTTGCGGTTGCCGCAGCATTGCCAGCCTGATATTCAAAGTCAGTCCCAACAAGAACTTGAAGTACATCAACAGTAGAAAATAAAATTTCAAACTGCCTGATCTGTTGCTGATCAGTCAGGAATGCCGCGAGCTGGTCTCGCGTCAGATTGAGTCTGCGTGATTGTGGTGCGGTTGCCATCAGAATGCCAATGCCTCGATCTGAGCTTCAAGCCGGATAAATGACACATGTGCATCACTGTCACCACGGAAGCGCTGGATGCGCCAGTTGCGCATGTGGCCTTGTTGAAACCATGCCAGGCGCTTGGCGGTGTTGCCTGTAGTGCCCACGCTGATGCTTCGGTCTTGGCTCCATGATTTGCCATCCACACTGTAGCTGGTGCTGATCTGTGGGTTGGTGCCAATGGTCACGCTGCCGGTCAAGCTGACCAGCTCCATCTCGTTGAAGATTGCGCCATTACTTTCGTTGTAGACAATCAGCGTGCCAAATTCCCAGCGCACTTGTTGGCCCCAATGATGGCCAGTGGTTTGCACTGTTGG